CATGCACTCGGCGTTGATGGTGTTGGCGGTGGTCATGTGTCAGTCCTCAGTCCGGGTCGAAACACTGCACGAAGGTGGCCGAGACAACGACGAAGCCCCAGCTCTCTTCGTTCTTCTTGAAGGCGCCCTTGGTCTTCACCTTGATCGGGTCGGCGTAGCGCGGCGGCAGCCACCAGAAGCGCTTGGTGCCGCCTTGCCGGCGCAGGAACTCGAACGCGTCGTCAGCGTCGCTCGGCGACAGGCGCGACGTGATGTCCCACGAGTCGGCCGTGGTGTTGATCCCGAGCGGCACATCCTGCGAGTAGCCGTCGCCGAACTGCGCGGAGATCACGTTCGGCGTGACGGAGTTGGTCGCGCCATAGGTGCAAAACCAGTCGTAAATTTCGAGGTCTGCCATTTAGGGTCGTCCTGCAATCTGGCGAATGGTGGTGTAGACCGCACCGCCTGGCTGGGAGTATTTCGAGATCACCTTCAGCACGGCCGATTCGAGATCGCGCGCCATCTGGCCGTTCTGCGCGGCGTCCGACACGCCAGCCTTGCCGTCCGTGCCGCCGCCGCTCGCGAAGTTCATGTCGATGTACACGTTGCCGCCGCCTGCAGCGCCGCTACCGGCGCCCGCACCGACACGGCCGTCGGCAAAGCGCGGCAGCTGCATCTTGTTCATGCGCGCGATACGGTCGGCGCCGTAGTACTTGGTGGCGGCAGCCGTCAGCACGGACTCACCGTTGGACAGCCATGCGAGGCCGCGGTCATCGCGCGGGCCGCCCGGCGCGGTGATGTAGCCGTCCTTGTCGACGCTCGCGACACCGTCGGCATAGAGCGGTGTGGAGGTGACAGTGGGTGTGGCGACCGCGCCGACCTGCACCCCTGCGCCCGCTGCGGCACCTGCACCCCCCGCTGCGGCGCCGATCAGGCCGACGAGCTTCTGGATCGCATACAGTTCGAGCAGCTGCGCGGTCGCGTAGATCACGTAGTTCTTGATCGCCTTCGAGCTGCCCGAGGTCGCGGCCACCACGCCCGTGTAGAGCAGGCTCGCAGCGCTCGATGCCGTCAGGCCGAACTGGCTGAGCGTTGAATCGGACTCCTTGCCAAACGTCTGCAGCGCGGAGGTTGCGTTGCTGATGTCCGAAGGCTTGCCGGTGGCGCGCGTGAAGTCGGCCTGCCCGATCACACCGTTCTGCGCGTTCTGGTCGGCCTGGGAGAGCGCTCCGTGGCCGCCCGAGACGGCGGCATTGCCCACCGGCCCGGTCGGCGTCAGCGTGCCGTCCATGTAGCCGAGCTGCTTGCGCAACAGGTCAGGGATCGTCACGCCCAGCGATTCCGTCATCGACGCGGTGTTCAGTGCCAGATCCTGCTGCGCCTTCTCGCGCGCGGCGTCCGCGATCGACACCGCGCCCGTCGCTTTCAGGAGACCCTGGAAGCCCTTGAGCGTTGACTCGGTCAGCTCCTTGGACAGCGACTGCGTGATCGAGTCGTAGATGCCGCCGCCGATGTTGCCGGTGAAGTTCTGCAGCGTGTACGCGTCAGCCGTCTTCTTTTCCTTGAACGACTGGAACAGCGAATCATTCGCCTTGCCGAGCCCCGAGCTGAAGCCCGTGACGGCCTGGTCGGCGAGGGTGGTGCGCGACTTCTCCAGCGCGGAGATCTGCGCGTCCACCGCGTTGAGCGTCTGCTGGTACACGTTCTGCAGCGAGAACGCGTTGTCCATCAGCAGTTTCTGACGCTGCTGCTCGATGTCAAACAGCTGCTTGGCGAGCGTCAGCGTGTTGGCCTGCCGCGCGTACGCGATCTCTTCCTGCGACGCGCGCGAGTCCCCCAGCGCGACCATCTGCACGGCCTGGTCGTACTGCGCCTTCTGGATCGTGGCGCCCTCAGCCAGGCTGGTGAGGATGTCGTTCTGCGAGCTGGCGGCGTTCCCATACAGCGCGTCCTGCGCCTGCAGGATCGTCGTACGCGCGCCCTCGATCGTTTGGATGTTGAGCAGGACGCGATGCATGTCGCGCACCACTTCCGCCGCGTCGTAATCGAGCTGGATCTTCGTCAGCTGCTCGCCGTGCTGCTTCTTCAGCAGCGTGAGTTCGTCCTCCAGCTGCTTGCGGCTGTTCTCGTTGCCGTTGCGCCTGGCGTTGGCGATTTCCTTTAGGATCTTCTGCCGGCGCGACTCATAGTCGGTCGCCTCGGCGATCAGCTGCAGCTGCTCGACGTAGTCGTAGTTATCCTCAGTGATCGCCAGACCGAGCGACTTGCGCAGCGCCAGCATGTCCTGCGCGACCTTGAGGTTGTCCTTGTCGAGCTTCGCGCGCTCCTGCGCAGCGTTATAGTCGGTCGGGTCGATGTGCCCGCGCGGCGTCTTCCGGTCGTGATACTTGGCGTTCGCTTTCGCGACCAGCTCGTCGACGTCGGCCTGCGACTTGATCCCGGCATCAACGAGCGGCTGCAGGCCAAGGCGCAGTTTTTCCTCTTCGTCCTTGCGCTTGTCGGCAGGACTGCGCACACGCTTGTACTCGGTGTCGTACAGGCGCATCGCCTGCACCTGCAGCTGGGTCTGCTGCGCGCGGTCGCCTTCGATGCGCGCCTGCCGCGTTTCCAGACCCATCTGGTCCTGCAGCAGCGCGATCTCCTTGTTGCGCGCGTCAATGCGCTCCTGGATCGCCTTGTTGCCCGAGCCGAACTGGCCCGGCACGAGACTGGAACCGCCGCCCACGTCGCGATGACCTGACGGCTCGGTCGACAGCCGCGCCAAGTCCTCGCGGTTGGCGGTCTGCAGCTCAGCCAGCTTCTGCGCCGGGGCCTGCTTCCTGCCGAGGCTTTCGAGCGCGTCGATCGTCTCGCTGATGACCTTCTTGATCTCGTTCCAGCCCGAGATGATATAGCCCTGGTTCTCGACGACGGACTTCGTCCGCTCTTCCATCGCGGACGAAAAGTCGTCAAGGGCCAGCTGCGACGCCTTGATCGCGTCGCCGTGGCGCTCAGCTGCAGCAATCGCCTCGTAGGTTCCGGCCGTCAGGAAGTGGAACTGCTCGTTGAGCTTGTAGACCGCTTCAGTCGGGTTGTCCTTGAGCGAGCTGACCTGCTTGAGGAACTGCTCGACGTTGCCGCCGGCTTCCTGCACGTACTGCGCGGCCTCGGCGATCTTTGCGATCTGCTCAGCCGAGTAGCGGCCCGACTCGGCCAGCTGCAGCACCACTTCCTTCGCATTGCCGATCGTTCCCGCGAAGTGCGCCGCCGTCTCAGCCGTCTCTTCGAGACCCGATGTGGTCGTGCCGGCGTAGTTGCCTGTCTCTGCGAGCGCGAGGTTCAGCGCGTTCTGCTCGCGCGCGCCGGCAATCGCGGCCGCCGTCATGCCGGCAATCGCCGCCGTGGCGCCGAGCAGCGACAGCCCGACCACGCCCAGTAGCCCGTCGAACGTGCCTGAGATGGTCAGCAGGCGGGTGAGGGAGCCGCCAAAGCGCGCCCACTCGCCCGTGATGATGTCCTTGATGATGGTGGTCAGCTCGCGCGCTTCCTGCGCGGTCGCCTTGACCTCGAACTTGGCGCTCTTCGCGCCTTCGCCTACGCCCTTGAGCGCGGCTTCGAGCGTGTGGATGTTCGAGAAGTCGGAGCCGATCGCGTTGAAGTCGCGCACCGCGCTCGACGGGAACGACGAGGCGAGGTTGGCGTTCTGCGACAGACCGCCCGTACCCGCTCCGATCGACGCCTGCTCGGCGAGCTGGATCGAGCGCAGGGTCTTGAGCTTTTCGCCGGCCGACGCAGCCTCGTACTTCGCACTGCGAACCAGGTCTGCCGTACGCGAGGCTTCCAGCGCGGCCTGCTCCTTGAGCATGGCGTTCTCGGCTGCGATAGCGGCCATGCGCTCCGCGTCAGCGACCTTGCGTGCGTCGGCCTGCGCCCTGACCATCGAGATCTGCTCGGCAGCCTGTTCCGCCATCCGGGATGCCTCGGCGTCGGCTTCCGCCCTGCGCACTGCTGCCGCCGCCGCGTCAATCGCAGCGTTCTCGGCGAGCGCGCGCGCGTGCAGCGCCGTCATCTCAGCTTCTTCCGCCGCGCGCTGCTCCAGGATCAGGTCGTTGCTTAACTTCGCACGCGCGACGCGATCCGCTTCGAGTTGCGTTTCGAGCAACTGGATCTGCTTGGCGTTCGCCAGCCGGTCAGCTGCTTCGAGCTTGGCGGCGGCAGTGGCCTCGGCGTCGAGCGCGCGGTTGACCCTCAACGCCTCGGCGTGCAATGCCGTCAGTTCGGCTTCCTGTGCCTGCCGCAGCGCGAGGATCGCTTCGTTGCGCGCGACCTCGTCGGCGATCTGCTGCTGCGCGAGCGCCTGTTCCAGCCGGCGGATCGTTTCAAGGTTGGCGACACGGTCAACTGCAGCCTTCTGGTCGAGCGCGGCGTTGACCTTCAGGGCCTCGGCGTGTGCCGCGCTGAGTTCCTTCTCAGCCGCTTTTTCCGCGGCAAGCTGCTCCTCGCGCGCCGCGATCTGCTGCTGCGCGAGCGAGGCCTGCGCGAGGCCGCCGCCCGCGTACTCGGTGACCGCGAGCTGCCCGTAGCGTGCGGCCAGTACTTCTGCCTGCTTGGGCTGCAGCTCCGACACATCCTGGCCCTTCAGCGAGGCCGAGATCCGCGCGAGGATCTGCTGACGCTGCTCCAGCGTCTTGTTCAGGTACTCCGCGTCCTTGATCTGCGCGCGCATGGCGTTCGCCTGCGCGCGGTTCGCCTTGTCGGCCTCGTCCGCTTCCTTGCCCTGCGCAGAGGTCAGCTGGTTGGTCTTCTGGATCAGGACTTCCATCTCGGCGGCAGCAGCTTGCTGCGCGGCGACGTTCTCCTGCAGACGCGCGTTCACGCGCATCGTGTTGTCCTGATTCTCCTGCAGGCGCTCGTTCACGCGCAGCAGGTCGTTCTGCATCTTGCTGATCTGCGCGCCGGAGTTCTCGACATCCACCACGGCCTTCTGGAACTCGCGCAGGGCGGCAAGCGCGGGACCGTAGTCCAGCGTCGCTACGAGTGCTACACCGCCTGCCTGTTCAGCCATGACCCGCCCCTGACCACCGTTTAGTAGTCCGCATTATCGGTGTGTAGACGAAAAAACGCCAGCCGCGAAGGCTGGCGCTATTTTCGGGCCGGTGGCGGGGTCGCGGTCTTGCTGTTTCGCATGTCAATCATGTGTTTGACATACACCGCGTCCATAGCCTGGATCATCTGCAGCAGGTCACGTCGCTGGTCGGGGTGGTGGATCTGGCGCAGCTCGCAGTACGCCAGAATCTCCGACAGCTTGAGCGCCTGGGCGCCCAGTTCGTTGTATTCGCGCCCGGAGCTTAGCGCGCGAAAATCAGCGAAGAACTCAGCGGCCTCTGCGTCCAGCTCGGGCTTTTCTGCGAGTGGGGCGGGCATCTTGCCGCTGTTCTTCCACACCACGTTGCGCAGGAAGTCCTCCTGGCTGCCCCACTGCAGATCCCACGTCAGCCGGCCGACGAGTTTTTTTCGGTGGCTTCCAGCTTGTCGAAGCGATAGTTCTCGATGTTGTTCGAGGCCTGAAACACGAAGTTGCGGAAGTCGTTGAGCTTCAGCAGCATCTTCGCGTTCTCGACGCTGTAGGGCAGCGATGCGTCCTTGAAGTCGACGCCTTCCCAGCCCACGAGCACGCAGCTCGCCATCGCCTCGATCAGGATATCCTGCCCGGCCTTTTCCGCCGCCTTCGCGTCGGTTCCTTCGAGCACGACCTTGTGGCGCTCGCGCAGCGTGCGGTTCAGCGCGAGGTAGTCGTCATTCGCGAAGCGGCGGATGCGCAGGGACGTCTTGTCGTCCAGCGGCATGATCGTGCCTTCCGCTTCCTTGTTCGGGTCGGTCGCAAAACGGGCAAAGATGTCCATGTGTAGCAGTCCTTGTTAGATTGAAAAACGCCTCGAAGCAGAAGCATCGAGGCGTAGTCTACTGTTTCATTCGCCTTATCTCAAGGCCTTTAAAGTTTGTAGATGGTCAGCGAGTTCTTCGTGTTCGGACCCATCAGCGCCGTCCACTTCGCGGCGAGCATGATCGACTGGCCGTTGCCGCTTGCCTGTGCGGGCATCGAGTTGAAGTCGATCTTGTCGAACACGAATGCGTAGCCGAAGCCGTCCGGGTCTTTCACGATGAACGAGAAGCTGTGCTGCACGCCCGCCACGAAGTCGTCATAGAGCGAGCCGTCGGCGAGGTAGATCTGCATGCCGCCGTCGAGCTTGATTTCCTTCGCCATCAGCTGCACGGAGCCGAGGTTGCCGAGCGCCTTCAGGCCTTCGAGCTGGTTGTCGTAAGACATCGTCAGCTCTTTGACGTACGTGTTGTAGCGCTGCACGACGGGGATGCCGTCGATGCGAACGTCCGCGACACCGTCAACGGCCGACATCGAGCGGTACGGCTGCGAGGCGACAGGTACGCCCGGCAGGACGGTCGTGTTTTTGCGCTGTCCGCGCGAGCCGACGAACGCCAGCGAGCCGGTGATGAAGCTGCCCGTTTGCAGCGACAGGTCCAGCTTCGACGGCGACATGCCCGTGTAGCTGAAGAACTGGTTCACGTCGGTGAAGTTCTTCTCCAGCGTGAAGCTGCCGATGTTGTTGCCGATCTTCAGGCGCGCGCTGGAGACCTTGATGTTCTTGCCCGCCATCGAGACGATACCCGAACCCGTCGCGAACGACAGGACCGTGGCCGTGCCGTCCGCGTCGAGCTGCAGCATCAGGCCCTGGTTCGCGCCGATGTTGTCGGCCGCCGGGTCGAATCCCGTGATCTTGACGTAGTCGCCCTTCTTGAGCTGCGTCCACGCGTCACTGCCCGCCGTCGCGACGCTGGCCGTGATCGTGTCGTGGCCGGTACCCGTGCCGTCCTTCGCGAAGGTCGCGCTGATCGTGTCCGAGGTGCCGTTCGTGCCGTACTGGACCCACGCCGAACCGAGCAGGGCCGAGAGGAACGGGTCGTACTCGGCGTAGCTCATCTCGATGTTCACGGAGCCGCTGGCGGAAGCGTCCGTGGTCGCGAGCGAGCGCACCTGGCGCGAACTGTTGATTTCGTTCGAGCTTCCCTTCGTGAGGCTGAAGTCGAGCGATTCTCCCGTCATGCGCAGCTCAACGCCATTTCCGACAACCGGCGTGACGCCCCAGCTCGCTTCAACGATATACCGCAGCTGTGTAAAGCTGGATGCGGCAAGCACTTGTCCTGTCATTTTGCTGCTCCCGATAGGTTTGCCGCGATTGTCGCGGGTCTATGTGAATAGGTCAATCAGTTACGTCGTAGTAGAACAAATATTGGACTCCTGACGGATTCCAGTCCCCATACTGCTGTGGCCGGTAGCTATGCGCGTCGCCCACGATGATGCCGCCCACGCTCCGGTTCGCGAGTGCGAGGTCCAGCGCGTCGAGCACTGCCGTGGTCTGGAAGGTGCCTGTGCCCACCTTCTCGAACGTGCCCACCTGGATGCCTCCGCGAAAGCGCTTGACCTGCCTGCCCGCCATCGCGAGCGAGGCCTGCGCGCGACCGTCGATGACCACGCCGAAGGCCAGCCACGGGCGGCTCTGGTTCGCGAGATCCGGCTGCGGGCCTTCCTCGTTGAACGAGTCGACGATACCGGTGAAACTGCCCAGCGCGTCGAGCACTGCTGAATTCAATGTCTCAATGATGTATTGCCGGCTCATTTGACAAACCCCACCTTCCACGCGTCGAGCTGCTGCCTGCTGGCAGAAGCTACCTGCTGGTTCATGAAGAGGACCGCCCGCGTCGCGGACAGCGGATAGAGGTTTTCCAGCCGGAAGGTCTTCTGGCTTGGTCCATACGGCTGGTATTCGAGCAGGTACGGCGCCGTGTTCTGGATCACGACCTGCTTTGGAATGCCAGGCAACTCCTGCAGGAAGGTCTTGATGCGCAGCTCCGACATCTCGACCGCTTCCGGCCGCGGCGTGGCCGCGCTGTATGGCGACACAAAGTTGCGCGGGAAGTCCTGCTGGCCGGGGCGCGGCACGTCGTGAAAGAACTCGTTGAACGGCTGCGGGCCGCCATCGACAGTGGGCCACCAGTTCGCCGCCGCGTTGCCGCTCCACTCCGGCGTGCCTGCATAGCGAAAGTCCCCGGCGATCAGTGCGCGCGCAGCTTGCATCACCACGCCCTTGAACACGGGCACGATGTCCTTCTCGATGCCGCGCACCACGGCGGCTTCGAGGGCTGTGTTGAACTCGGGGAGGTTCGTGAATTTCATGCTTACACCGTCAGGTGCAGCCACCACGTCGCGTCAGGCATCGCGCGGCGCGAGACGACCCGGTAGGTGACGCCGTCGACCGCGACGGCATCGCCCGCCGTCACGCCGTAGGTCTGCGCCACGCGCGCGACCAGGTCACCGTCGCCGGGTTTGATCGCAGCCTGCGTGACGCGCCGGTAGTCGTGGTAGAAGCGCATCACGAGCGCCGGGATGTCGACCGATGCGCCCGGCACCGGCTGCTGCTTGATCTTGTCGTAGCCGCCCTGCGTGGTCCAGGTGACCGTCTTCCTGACGTCCTTCGGCAGCTCGATGCAGTCCAGTGCGCGAATCCCGCTCACCGTGAAGTAGCTGTTCCTGATGCGGTACAGCTGCCCCTGCAGCAGCGCGAACTCGCCTTCCTCGGCCTGCACGCCGCTTCCCGAATACACATCGACCTCGCTCCACACTTCCTCGGTGCCGTCGCTGTTCTTCGAGCTTTTCATCCACACCGTGCCGCCGTGCGTGGTCGCGCGCGGTGTGTTGGCGAGCCAGTCTCCAGCGGTGCCGATCTGGATCACCGAGTCGAGCAGGTGGGCGATATAGGCGCTGCGCAGCGGCCCGCCCGCGAAGTCGTCGGGTGAGGCGAGCCCGAGCGCCCAGTTACGGCCCGCGAACGCGACGATGCCGTCGGCGGGCAGCGTGAAGACCTGGGTCGGGTCGTACGCGAGCGTGCGGCGCTGTACCTGCAGGCCGTCACGCTGCTGGTTGGTATAGACGTCCAGAAACGCCATGAACAGCGTCTCGGACGACCCCGGCGCGGTTACGGCAGTGTCGTCGAAATAGCCTGCGGCGTCGATCAGATCCATGCCAGTTATCCCGTAACAGGGTCGCCCGATGCGCCGAACCGGCCCATCGCGTAAGCCGTCTTCACGTTCGAGGGCTGCACCGGGTCCAGCACGTCGGCGGCCGTCACGAGCAGCGGTACCACGCTCGCGACCTGCGCGCGGATGTCGGCCATCACCGACGTGGCGGCGTCATCATTGCGGTGCATGACGGCCTGGCCGTTGCCCACTTCCTGCGGCGAGAACTGCGGCAGGGCGATGGCAATCAGCTTGGCCGCCGACCAGCCCACGAACGTGCAGAACAGGTCGCTGAAGTTCTGCTGGTCGTCGGTGAGTCCGGAGTCAGGCAGGCCCTTGTAGAGCCCCCACAGCCGCGCATCGGCCCGGTCGCACTCGATCTTGATCGAGCGCAGGTAGATGGGCAGCTGCAGCGTCTGGTCCTTGAACTCCTTCGCGGCGACGCCCAGCATCGCGCGGACCTCATCCGGCGAGACGATGTCAGACAGGTTGCTGATGACGGGCATCGCAGGACTCCTTACGACTGCTTCTTGAGGATCGACGTCTTCGCGGCAGGAGCTGGCGTTTCTTCCTTCGGTGCCTCGGGCGTTTCAGCCGGCGTCTCGGGCGCTTTCGGCGGCGCCATGCTGATGACCAGCGGCGCCGTCTCGCCCGACGTGTCGGTGCCCGCGCCTTCGGCCTGCGCCTTGATCTCGGCGGGGGCCTGGCCGATCTGCTTGCCCTCGAAGAAGGCGAGCACGCGTCGCGCCATCAGCTGGCCGCGCAGGAAGCCGTCGAACTCGTGCTCGACCTTGCCGCCAATGCGGAACTCTGCGCCCGTGAAGATGTGGCGCAGGTTTGCGCCGATCGCCTGGATCTCGACCGTCTTGCCGAGATACTGTTCGAATTCTTTCGCCTTGTCGGCGATAGCCTGCATCGCAGGGTTCAGCTTGACCATGTCTGGCTCCGTTGGCTGGATGTGAAACGGGCCAGCCGGGGTCTCCCAGCCGGCCCGTTAGAGGCTCGACCGGCCGGGGTCTCCCAGCCGGCCCAGTGACGCTTAGCTGGTCAGCGACAGCACGTCCCACGCCTGGTCGTACAGGCGGTGAACCGTGTAGCCCCAGTCCCAGCGCATGCTGTTGCCCTTGCGCAGCACCATCCGCTCGATTGCCGAGTACTCGGCCTGGGCGTTGGTGACCTTGCGCATTGCGTAGCGCGTGTCGAAGCCGACGATCAGGTCATCGGGGATGACCGTGTTGTCGAAAATCATGACCTTGATGCCCGAGAGCGACAGGTTCAGCAGCGACGGGATGATGTCCGGGCGCTGTTCGAACGGCTGGGCCGATGCGTCTTCCAGCTTGGTCGGGCGACCCGTGCGGTTCTCCAGCTTCAGGAACGTGTTGAGCGTCATCAGGCACACGTCGATCTGGCGGATGCGGCGGTACTTCGAGAGCCAGTTCATCCATGCCACGTGCGTGATCACGCCGTCCGTCGTGATCGAGGCGTCGTAAGCCGACACCTTGTTCACAGCGAGTGCGCCCTGGCCGATGTCCACGTCGCCGTTGATCATCGCGTTCACGCATTCGTCGAGGCGGGAAGCCGCTTCGATTTCAGCCTGACGCGTCATCGACAGTGCGACGAAGTCCAGCGTGTTCTGCTGCATCGCTTCGTCCGAGATGACCAGACCGAGCGAGAACGTCGGGATCGAGCCCGTCTTGTCCGACGCCGTGAGGGTCATCATCAGGTTCGGCTCAGACAGCTGCGAGATGCGCGAGCTTGCTGCCTGCGACGGGCGCGTGTAGTCCAGCACCGGCCACCAGTAGCGGCTGTTGCTGACCGTCTGCTTGTCCGTGATGAACGTGTCGAACAGCGCGACTTCGCTGGCGCGGTTGCCGTACAGCTGGCTTTCGACCATCTGCAGGAGCGCAGCCGGGAACAGGATGCGCGAGGCGGGGACCGCGTCCGCGAGGTTGGCCGAGCCGGCGACGTTGAACTGCGTGTCGCAGGCACCCGTCATCGCTTCGGCAACCGACGTTTTCTTGATGCCGAGCGTCTTGTCCTCGCTCATGAACAGGCCCGCCGAGGCGAACATCTGGTTCATGGTGGCGCCGTACTTCGACGGGTCGGTCTTGTACTTGTTCGACAGGTACGCGTCGACCGTCATGTTCGCTTCATGCGCGAGCTGGTACAGGTTCAACGGCAGCGTGGCTTGCTGTTGAGCGCCCGCAGCGTCGAGGAAGGTGACCTTCATGTTCTGTTCCCCTTTAAGGATTTTGGAGTTGGACGCTGCGCTGGTTAGGCGCGCATGATGATGACGACCGCGTTCGCGTCGCCGACATTGAAGCCGGGCATGACGCCGACGATGCGGTGACGGAACAGCAGGGCGGCAATCGTCGCTGCCTGCTGGTCAGCCGTGAGCTTGACCTTCGGGCGCGGGAACTGGTTCACGTCGTTGTACGTGCCGCGCGCAGCCTGTGCGTCAGCCAGTACGTAGTTGCCGATCGCCCAGCCAGCGACTGCAATCGTCGCTTCCTTCTTGTTGCCCGGTTCGACGTAGCGCACCGAGCCAACCGTCAGGCCGTCTGCCGTGAAATTCGCGATCGAGGCCACGTAGCCTTCGATCTGGTCGCCCGTCGCGCAGAGGTCGAACTGGGCGTCGCCGATGAGCTTCACCGGCTTGCCGCGGTCGGCATCGGTCAGCGGATTGCCGATCGTGCCGAGCTTGACGGTGATGACGTTTTCCGTCTGGTCATCGGACGTTTCCGAGAGGATGACTTTTTTCAATGCCATTTCAGGACTCCTGAAGTTTTGGATTCGCCCAAGGGCGGTTTAAAGCGTTTCGGGCAAAACCTTACTTCTTCGCAGCGAGCTGCCCGCCAGCCGCCGCAACACGCATCGCGTGCATCGCCAGTGCTTCGGCGTTACCGCGCTGCGCTTCCTGACTTGCATCGTCCGCACCCACGTTGACCGCGGCGACGCCGCCGATCGGGAACTTGGCAGCGAACTTCGCGGCGTGTTCCGTGTGCAGGCCGACCAGCGCTTCGGGCGTGAGCTTCGATACGTCGACCTTGCCGCCGCCGAGCGCGATGCTCATGCGGTCCAGCGAGTCCGACACGACGGCGATCATTGCGACGCACGAGGCCGTCATCGCGTCGAGTTCGGTCGTGAGCTTCGCATTGCTAATCGACAGCTCCGTGACTTTGCCCACCAGTGCGTTCAGGCTCGTGTCAGCAGCCGGGGCTGCGACAGGAGCTGCAGCTGCGGCAACCGGCGCGGCCGCGCCGGCTGCTGCCTCTGCTCCCGCAGCGCCAGCTGCGCTCGCCCCATTGCCCTGTTCGCCGGCGGCCGTGGCACCGCCTGCCGCTGCGGCCTGCGTGATAGCCACGGCACCTTCACCGGCACCGCCTGCGACCGCTTCCGCGGCAGCAGCAATTTCGGTCTTGGCGACGACACCTGCTGCCTGCGCCGCCTGCTTGGCTGCGACAGCGGTTTTGGTCGCCTGCATCAGATCATGAATCGTCGGCATGACTAAATCCTCTTAAAAGTGATGACGAACACCGGCACCGTTCGCCTGTTTGGCGCGATTCTCTGCGTTTTGCGCCGATTTTGCAACAGCATCTGTTAGAGATCCTGAAGAATTTGCCATACCGAGGCCAATCGCCTCGTTGGTCCAGAACACCCGGCCTTCGCCCCACTGGCTCTTGACCGTATCCTGCGAGACGCCCATGCCGTTCGCGACGTCCTGCGTGAACGAGTCATAGATCACGTTCATGTCGTTCTCGGCCTGGGCTTTCGCCTTGTCCGAGAGCGGCTCATGCGGCGTCATCAGCATCTTGTATTCGCCCTTGCGCATGACGGTAGCCGTGATGCCTGCCTTCTCCATCATCTTGCTGTACTCGATGTGCGTCATCACCACGCCGATCGAGCCGATCTGGCTCATCGGGGCGGCCATCACGTCGCCCGTCTGCGAGCCCAACCAGTAACCGCCCGAGGCCATCAGGCCGTCGGCGAAGGTCGACACCGGCTTGACCGTGCCCAGCGCGCGGATTGCCGCAGCTGTCTCGGAGACGCCTGACACTGCGCCGCCCGGCGACTTGATCGCGAGCACGACGCTCTTCACGTCGGGGTTGCTGTACGCCTCGACGAGCGAATCCTGGATGTGCGGGTAGCCGACCATGCCCATGTACTTCAGGTACCACTTGTCGCTGTTGACGAGGCCGCCGTTGATCGAGATCACGCCCACGCCGTTATCGAGCACGGAGAGCGGGGCGGAACTGAATGCCTTGCGCTCTTCCTCGCTCTCGCTGGCGTCGCCCGAGTCGACCTGCGCCGTGATGCCCGCGGCGGTGAGCGCGGCGACGACGCCGGCATTGGCTGTGCTGCGGCGCGTGCGCAGGTAGTCACGCTGCTTGAAGAACTCGGTGCGCTCGCGCTCGGCTTCGGCGCGCATGCGGTCGTAATCGTCAGTGATCAGCGACAGCACGACCTGGGCGAGCGAGTCTTCGCCGCCCACCCACAACATCTGGCCGCCCAGCAGCGAAAGGAGGTTCATCGTTTATGCCTTCTGAGTCTGTTTAGGCGCCGGTTTTTGCGCCTGTTTAGGATTGCTACCTGTCTTGCCCTTGGTGGGGGTGTTGCCGAGCTGTTCGTTCTGGCTGCCGCCGCCGCCGTCCTGGCCGGGCGAGCCGCCTGACGGGCTACCTGAGTAAGGGTTGGTCGCGGTGACGCCGACGGTCGTCGGCTCATAGAAGCGCGTGCCCGAGAGCGGCGTGAAGGTACCGCTCTGCAGCTGGCCGTTGAGCTGGACGGAGGCTTCCTCGTCGCTGATGAAGCCCAGCGAGAGCAGCTCCATGACGCGCGCCTGGCGCTGCGCCTTGAA